CATCTCCAGTGCTATCTTGGCGTTCTCGTCCGGGGTCCTGAGCATCTGGTAATGGGCAAAGAGCACGATCACCCGCTCCATCTTCCGGTCGGGCTGGACCCAAAGGGTGACGTTGGGGTTGCGGAAGCCTTTATCTATCCCCAGGAAGAGGTCGCAGTCGGGGGAGTAGTGGGGGTCTTCGGTCATTTCTTTATCTCTCCGGGCTTAATACCAAACTCAGCCATAAGCGTCCCGGCCGCCGCTTTCTTTAAGACGCTGTCGGCCAGATGATTTAAAGTTCCATCTGGCAAAACAATGAAGTTCCCTTTCAAAACCTTAAAGCCCTCCATGACTTGACAAATGTCCATCTGAGCCAGTTCCGCCCACTCCTGGAAATCCACCTTAGTTTTCTGCCAGAGAGTGCCCAGGTCCACCTCCTGGCCTGGATGTGGGGGGCCTGGAAGCTGCCGCTTCACCTGGGGCCAGGCCGCGGCCAGACGCATGAGAATGGGGTCCCGGACCATAAGGGCCACGCCGTGGTAATTCTCGGCGGCCCGGTGGATCAGGAGTGCGTCTGGCCAACTCATCGGGATCATCTTTCAACCTTTATCTTTCGGCAGCAATTTAGGCAGACGAACCGGGCACCGGGACGGACGCCATAAAACAACTGTCCACACCAGCACCTGAACCAAAATTCCACGGTTGGTCTTTTCATTGGCTGGCTTCGATCCTTCTCTCAGTCCGGCCCACCGGCCGGCCCTCCCTGTTCATAACCACATTTCTTTTCCTGGCGGCTTCCTCCGCCTTGACAGCCAAAGGCACCAGTTCTTTGCTATAACGGTTGTAAATCGCCTCCAGCATCAGGATATATTCCTCTCTTGTCCCGTGCTTCTTCAGGTGCTCGGGGAAAGCGCTTATCTTGCTCTTTAAAACCTGTGGGTCGAAAACTTCGGCCCAAGCGATTTTAGAGAGGGCGTTGACAAAAGGCGTATCGTTCCAGTGGCGAAATTCATGCTTCCTGCAATGAGCCACAAGGTCCGCAACGAGGTTCGCATGGGCCGGATCGCCTAAACGGTAGGTGCCCTCTTTGAATTGCTTTCGCCAGTTGCCTGACCCGGCACTCGACCCGCTCAACATGGAGATGCAAGCGTTCAGCTTGATTCCGGTTGCCCTGTGATAGTCATATACGGCCACGTAGGCCGCAAAGTTGTTTTGGGCGAAAGACTGCATATAGTCTTTTAGGCTCCAGATGGTGTGGCTTCCATCCCTCTCGCCCTGGGTTATCTTGCTGTTGGTTTCGACATATTTGACAGGGATGCCGTGTTTGCGGGCCGCATAGAAACGGTTGTGGCCATCATCTATCCGCAACTTGCCATCGGGCATCCGGGTCACGGCCATGGGGTATTCATCAAGCCACCCATACTTGAGCAAGGACTGTTCAAGGCGCCATGTCCTTTTTACTTCCCGGTTAAACGGCGACAACACAAACCTGCTGTAATTGTTCGATTCTAGAATTCTTGCCATAGTCATTCTCCTTCAGTCCATATATTGAGTTTTTCTTGAATCCATTCTGAAATTCGACCCACGGCCTCAACCCTCAATGGGTCGTCATCCCTGATTTTTTCGAGGTTCATCATGGCCAAGGATACGAAGTAATTCGCGTCGGAGTGGGCGTAGGGGTCTTTCTTTTTTGGGGGTGAAGGTGCCGCCGGGCCAATTAACTCTGCAACCAGGGACTTGATCTGCTTATAGGTGATGGTCTTGCCATCAGCGCTTCTAACAGCTTCCTCCCATACCTCACACTGCTGTGCGGGCTCAAGGACGGTAAGGGGTCGGACTTGGGCTTCATTAGTCGGCTGGATTTCACAAGGGGTGCATAAGGCTCCACGTGGAGCCAAATTAGCTGCTACCCGGCTTCCGCCTATCAGCCTGTTTGCGTGAGCCTTGCCTATTCCCCACTTCTCATTGCAGTAATCCTTGAAGGTTTTAAATTCTTCCCGGTAGAGCCTCTGATCCCGGATTGTCTGTAGCGCATTGCCGACAGCGATGAATGATCCCATCTCTCGCTTGATGGTGTCTTCAAGGGTTTCAAATTCCGCTTTTTCATTAATGGTCAGGGTATTTTCCAACAAATTCTCCTTGAAATCAGGCTTCATGAAATCACCACCTCCCCGGAGTCTGCTGCTCCTCCCTGCTCTGATTCAACCTTCACCATCTGGTCATACCCGATCTGGGCCAACTCGTTGTACTTCATGAACGCCGCAGTGGTGTTTTTGATCAGGCAGTGCTTTTTGATCTTCAACATCAGCTCGTAAAGAGGGGCGTAGGCTTCGAGAGTTGCCAAGTAAACCACATCCGAAGCAAAAGCCACCCCTATGGCCTTAAACAGCTCATCCAGGTTTTCAACCTCATGGCCCAGGAACGTGAAGGTGACTATTTTGTACTGGAGCCGCTGCTCGGCGATGGCCGCGAACTGGATCCCCTGCAGCGCCTTCACGGTGTCGGAGTCCAACCCGGCGTAGAGTTTGGACTGGACGTTGTTAATGCTCTCCCACAACTCCTTCAGGATCACCAGGTCGTCCTGGCCAGCGATGGCGTTATGGGATAGTTGAATGGCCAGGCGCTCATCGGCATCTTTCTCGTCGCCCACCACCATCACCAATATCTGCTCCACCCCGGCCTGGCGGCCCGCCTGGACCCGGTGGTTGCCGGAGAGCACCCGGAGCTTGCCGTCCTTCTCCCGGTAGCACAGGGGCAGGGATGACAGGTTGCCGTCTTTCTTGATGTTCTCCACCAGGCTCTGGAACTGCTCGGCCTTCATGTACCGGGCGTTCTTTTCCAGGAGCTTCAGCTCTCCAGGGGTCGCCATCTCTAACCGGTAAGGGAACAGGCCCGCCAGCTTCTCATTGAGCAGGTTCAGGACTTCTCGAATTTCTTCAGCCATAGGGGGATAACCTCGTTTAAATCGTGAATGCCCAGCTCGGTCTCATAGACCAGTTTCCCCGGGTCCCGCCGGGCCAGTTCATAGAGGCCCCGGTACTTCATGGACACCGGCTTATCAGTGAACACCATGGTCCGGCACTTGGGGATTTCCAGGAAGAACTTTTCCTCCAGGAGCCGGCGCACCTCCCGGGTCTGGGTCACCAGGAGCAGAAGTTTGGCCAGGCGCCGGTAACGGATGGAGTTGACCACAAAGTCGGCCAGCAGATAAACGTCCCCACCCCCCTGCATCCGGGAGTAGATCAGGAACCCGAAGACCTTGCCGTCTACTGCCAAAACCAGCGGGACCTCGCCGTCCGCCGGGATGCCCACCCCCTTGGACAGGTACACGTCCCGGTAGTAGTTCACGATTCGGTTGGTAGTGGGGGCGATGACGAGCTTTGAGGCCGGGGTGATCTCGTCTCCGTCCCCCAGGCGGGCGAAGGGCACAAACTCCGAATGACGCTGCTGCTTCATCACCCCCCGATGCAGGGCCGTCATGTTCGAGTAAATGTAGACCGGCTTCATCCGGGCCTTGCGCACCACCGCCACCATGGGCATGCCCTTCCACTCATGGTCGTCCAGATAGAGGTAATCCCGCTCCATCATCTTGATCAGGATGCGCTTCTTGCGGTCCTCATCGATCATGCCGTAGCTGGGGGTGTCCCAGTCAAAGATTTCCTCCAGGCGTTTGAACATGCGCTCGTAGCCGCCGGCGTAGGTGGGGAGGAAGGCGATCACCACTGCATCCTTCGGGATTTCATCCAGGAGGTCGAAGATATCCCGGGAGGTGTAAGCCTCCATCCGGGTCTCTTTCTTGCGCTCCCGGAGTTTGGCCACGGTGCCCTGGTAAAAGTCGGCGAAGGTGTTCAGGTAGTGCATCCAGTGGCGCTGCTTAAACAGGTTGTTCGCCTTTTCATATTTCAGCATCTCGAAAAGCACCATCACTGTGGCGGCCTTGGCCTCCTCGTCGGCTAGGTAGGGCTCCAGCCAGGCGAATTTCTCCTCCCGGACATCCAGACGGAATGGCTGCCCGGCCAGGTAGGCCCCCAGGACCCCGGAGTAAAGCGAAACGTCATTCCCCCAAAGTTTGGCCTTGGGCGCGTAGCGGGTGAGGAGCTGCTCTACGGTGAAGGCTCCGCTGCAACCCACATACACCTGCCGGCCTTCGAAGGCTGGGCCGTTATTGCCGAGCCATTTTCTGGTTTCGGCGTTGACCGATCCGATGAAGCTCATGGTGAATCCTTATGGAGCGGGTCGGTGGAATCGGACCACCAGCACCACCTGGTCGGTGATGCCCTCACCACGAGTCCCCGCCTGTAAGATCATTTCTTCTCCATCCGCCTCCGGCGCCTTTCCATCTCCCGGGTCTGGTTTGGGGCCGGCTTGGGTTGGCCAAAGACCCTGCCGCACTTCGGGCATTCGATACGGACGGCGCCCTCGGGCACATTATGCCGGGCGCCACAGTGACAGCGAAGCACCTTGCGTCTCATCACAGCCCCCTCACGCCCCCGGCCAGTCCGGGATAGTCTCGTCTATGGGTTCATAGGGCTTGGGGGCCTGGAGGCCGCGCAGCCATTCAGCATGCCCTCTTTTGGTGGGGATAAACTCCTCCACCAGGACTCCGGTTAACTTCCGCATCCAGGCCGCCACCACCCGGCGGTGACAGAACTCGCCGGGAGCCTCCCAGCACAGCATGACAAAATTGTCGCCGCCCAGGTCCCGGATCACCTTCATGGGTTCCAATAGGTCCAGGACCTGAGCCCGATAAAGGGGAATAAACCTCTCCGGTTCCATGATTTTGATCAGGTCCCGGGGCGGGGCCAGCGCCTTATATCGGCGCCCCCGCCAACCCCGGGGTACCCCCAGGGAGATGGCCACTGCCTGGGGGAGATTACCGGCGATTTTGAAGTTACTGGTGAAGATCATTGCCACCTCATTCCCTGCGGTCATTAAGGTGCTGGTGAAGGGTTTTCCCACCGTAAAACTTGAACCCACGTCTTATCCGTCCCAGCCTACTTCTTATTCCTCGGCTTGAAGTCTGGGCACAGTCTCTACAAAAGAGTTCCCCATGCTCATTCCTTTCTGCCGGTTCGCCGCACTTGCATAATAAGGTTCCGTTTTTCATAACCACCTCACCCTCGGCACTACCTCGTTTGCCAGCCCGAGGATCAGAAAATGCAGCGCCGAAATCCCGTAATTGTCCATATCCAGGGGTTTGTCCCGGAATGGCCGCCGGGGGTCCCGCTCCGGCATCCGGTATTTCATAAATTCGGGAATCGTCTTCGGGCACTCCCGGGAAATGGTGATTCCGCCCGGGATGCCTTGCTTGTAGTTCGCGAGCCTTTTCCCCAACAGGTTCCGGGCCAGGCCCAGTTCCTCCAGAGCCGCCACCGCATGCAACCGCTGGCGCCGCATCCGCTTGATGAACTCCGGCTCCCGGGGATCGCAGAAAAACTTGCGAATATGCAACTCCACCGCCCAGGCCTTGGCGATGGGCAGGAGGTCGTCGAATAATAAATTGCTCTCGAAAAGCTCTCTCATGATGTGGATATGGTCCGTTGGCGGAGGGCTATAAGCTGCCACCAATAGAACCGTGGGGTTATCAAGACCCCACTTGATCCCCGCGAAATATCTCGGCGCCTGTTCATTGCCCGACACTCTCAGCTCCTGTCTTTTCCGCTTGTCTGACGGCACGGAGCACCTCACGCACATAGGCCTGGGGGCAGCCGGGGCCGTTGTAGGCCCGAGCCACCCGGGCCAGGTTCCCCCGATGCTTTTTCAGGAGGGCGGCCAGGACCCGGGCGCCGCCGTGGATGTTCTCTCGCGGATTCCAGGGGTCCACTCCCAGGCCCCGGGCGACGCCCCGGTCAAGTTGCATCAGCCCGATGCACCGGCCCCGGCCTGACATGGCGGCCGGGTCATACCTGCTTTCGATGGCCATAAAGCCCTGGATGACATAGGGGCTCACGCCGTACTCCCGGGCGGCCTCCAAGGTCCAGTCCCAGTAATTTTGCGGCATAGAAAGCTGGCCTAATCGGGGAGGCGCCGCCGGCCAGGGCTGCGCCCAGGAGATGCTGGCTGGCAAGCAAGCCAGGCCCAGGATGATGATGGCGACACGCATCAATCTGCCCTATCCTGTTTCATGGTCACCTCTGCAAAGACGTAAAGTAGTCAAGGTTCGTCAACACCCACGTTCCGGTCCCATCCTTCTTCGCCGGTATTTTGCCATCATGGAGGAAGGCCTGAGCCGTCCGCTCATGGACCCCCAGAAATTGAGCGATGGCCTTGACTCCCCGGTAAAACTCCACGTGCACATATATGATTGGCGGGGTGGCTGTGGTTTCCATATGTGGCATGTCAGGCTCCCGGTTGAGTCCCCTGGTTAGATTCGCATGACACGATCTCTACTTCCCATCGCGGAATCTCCGCATACCATTTCTCCGCATGGAGTCCGACGATCTGCTTGTCGTCTTCCCAGAAAACCCCCTTAGCGCAATCCGTGATCTGCTTGACCAGGTTGTCGGTATCTGGTTTGGTGATGGGCCTGATCTCGCCGGCCATGGCCGCGGCCTGCCATTTCTTAGATTTGCTTTTGGGGATCGGCAGGAACGCTCTCATGCCAAGGGCAACGGGTCCCTGGAATGGCACTGGGGGGCGATGCTCATACATCAGGGCCATGAGCTTGTTCTGCTCGGTCCGCTGGTCCTCGTGGGTATAAGTCTGAGCTCTGGCGATGTCCTGGCCATGCTTGCCCCCACCTTTGATGATGAAACCCCGGGAGCGCGCCCGCTTCTGAGACTGGGGCGCCAAGATGATGGTGAATCGGATCGGGTTCAACGCGTCCCCCTCTCATCCTTCCGGGAAAGCCAAGGTGGCCTAGTCCGGGTGGCGACGCCAGAAACCGCTTCATAGACACCAAGAAGGACCAGGCCGACGATTGTAGCAGCCAAGCCCCCCAGGGTTAGCCCGAATCCCGCGCCAAACCAGGACAGCATCTCAGCCATGCACGGTGTCCTTCTGGGCGTAATTCTGGAAAAGCATGAATTCCTTGCGATATGCCAAGTTAACCAACCCCGTCGGCCCGTTGCGATGCTTAGCCAGGCGGACTTCCGCTATCCCCTTGTCCTTGGAGTCTTCGCGGTACAATTCGTCCCGGTAAATAAATAGCACCAGGTCGGCGTCTTGCTCGATGCTTCCGCTCTCCCGTAAGTCCGCCAGCACCGGCCGCCTGTTCGGCCTCTTTTCCACCTCCCGGTTTAACTGACACAGGGCAATGACCGGCAGGTTCAGTTCTTTAGCCAACGCCTTCAGACTCCGGGAAATCCCCCCGACTTCCTGCTCCCGGCTCTTGGCCTTAGGGTCCCGGGCCAGTTGCAGGTAATCCACCACCACCAGGCCGATACCCTGTTTAGACTTGAGACGTCTGGCCTGAGAGCGAATCTCCAGTGAAGTCAGGGCAGGCTTGTCAATGATGTGGATTGGGACGCCCCTCAGTTTGTCATCCACCTGGTAAAACCTCTCCCACTCCTGGCTTTCCATCCGGGCGGCACGCAACCGGCTGGCGTTGATCTGGCCA